GTTGTTATTGCTTGTTAGTATATATTGATTCCTATGTATCCATAGTTCAAATATACTTCGCTAGGTAGGTAGGGGAAACCTACCTAACAAGGTATACTTGCTATTTCTTTAATGGTAAACCCATACCATATTTAGCCCATGCTAAATTATATTCTATAATTTCTTCATTAGTCATGTTGTGATATTCTTCATCATCAAAATGGTCTTCCTCAATAATAGTACCTGTATCTTGATGTTCTAATCTTAATTCATGTAAATAATCTTGTTTACATTGTTCTTGATATTCATCATTCTTTTTAATTAGCATTGGTTACCTTCCCTTCATCTAACATTGCTATTTTACTTTCTATTGCATTGTAAAATTTATCTTCATCAAATCTTGGGTTTAGTGATGCACAATAAACTTTTACCAATTCTATTTCTTCATGAGAATAATTATTTAATGCAATAATTTTTGTTATTTCTTCAAAATCTTTTCTTGTTGGATTTTTACTAATCTTGTATTCAAATATATTATCTCTTATCCACATTAAAGCACCTCCATCATTTTAGCTTGTAGTATGATATGATTTACAATTAGTTTCGTCATATCAATTTGTTTCCCAACAGTATATTTATGATGCCTTCGACCATGTTTAGAAATATCTGTTAGTATATCTTGATATAAATATTTTACTTGAGTATCAATTATATCATCTAATCTTTTATTCTCTTGAATATCTTTTAGTTTCATTAATTAATCTCCAATTTGTTTTTATGTATTATGTTGAGTGAATGAGTATCGTTATCTAAATCTAAGCCTAAACTATCAGCTTTTCGATTTATTATTTCTTTTTCTATTTTTTCTTTTAATTGCTCTAAATCGTTTATATCTAAAGCATCTAATACTATATTGAATGTCATTTATTTACCTTTCAATTTATATAGACTACATCAACTAACCTAACTATCTAAATGACTAATTATTAATTTGATATAGATAAGATTGTATATAACTTTTATCATTAAATCTTTTAATATTATTTAATCATTTAAAGATAGATAGATTAATCATAGCTTCTAATTTATATAGGTTACATCAACTAACCTAAACTAAATAAACTTAAATAAATCAATAAGTTTAAATATTATTGGTTAGGATATATCCTATAAAATAGAAACATAGGGTATTAAATCTAAATAGAATTAATGATAATCAAATAAATCTAAATAGAATTTAATAAATCCTTCAATATATATAGGTTACATCAACTAACCCAAGCAATTTATATAGAAAATGTCATTTTTTTGACTAACTGGTTATGAATAATCTATACCCCTAGCAAAAAATCTGTCTAGTATTATATATATATATACCCTACCCCCAAATATTTTTAAAATTTGACAGGTTTAACTATGGCAGCACAAGCTGCGGCTCATTAAGTTAATATAAGTATTTATTGTTTTGGAAATAAAGCAACATATAATTGCAATAGGAATAGGGTACTATTCTTTTCCCCTGTGTCTAAATAGTAAAATAACATACTTTTTTATTTTATGCAATAGTGTTATAATAATTTTGTAAACAAAAAAGGAATAATAAATGTATGAACTTTTCGTATTAGCATGTTTAATGAGTGACCCTAATAAATGTACAACTTTAGCAGACTTACACAGTCCACATAAAACACATGATAAGTGTTTAGCAAGAGCATATGAAATTGCATCAGAGATGCCTAGCTATTTACCTGATTATTTTCCAAAGGCATATAAGTGCTTGGATGTAGAAGAAGAACAAGGTAAAATAAAGACGTAATGGAACAAACAAATAAAATAGAAAATTATCTAGACTTAAAAATTAACTTAGATACATATATTAATATAAGAGCAAAAGATGACTTTCTTACATTTGTAAAAGTATTTGCTCCTACACTAGTATCTGATTTTAAAATGGGTAAACATATTAAGTTATTATGTAGAAAGTTACAAGGTGTAGTAGATGGTGATATTAAAAGACTTATGGTATTTCTACCACCTCGTTCTTCTAAATCTTTAATATGTAGTAAACTATTTCCTGCATGGTATATAGGAAACTATTCAAATCATGAAATAATGTCAGTATCACATAGTGACCAACTTGCATCTGATTTTGGTAGAACTGTAAGAGATATAGTTAATACTGAAAAGTTCCAAAGAATATTTAAAGGTGTAGCACTACGTAGTGATGTTAAGGCAGCAGGTAAGTGGAAAACAAATAAGAATGGTTCATACTATGCAGCAGGTGTTAGAAGTCAGGTAGCAGGTAGAGGAGCAAACATTGCTCTGCTAGATGATGTCATGTCAGAAGAAGACTCATTTAGTCAAACAGGTAGAAAATATATTAAAGAGTGGTATCCTGCAGGTTTAAGAACAAGACTTATGCCAAATGGTGCGATTATTATTATTAATACTAGATATCATTATGATGACTTGTGTGGTTGGTTATTAAAGCAGGAAAAGACTGCAGAGCAAAATACTTATCCCTGGGAAGTTATTAGTATTCCTGCATGGTTAAATGAAGAAGCAGCAGAGTTACTAGACCTACCTGTAGGTAGTTCATACTTTCCTGAGTGGAAATCAGACGAGATACTACGAATAGATGAGCAGGAAATTAGGGCAAGTAATGGTGCAAGATATTGGAACTCATTATATATGCAAGACCCATCCCCTGATGATGGTGGTATTATTAAAAAGAAATACATAAGTTGGTGGGAGTATGAAGAGCCACCTGAGTGTCAATTTATAATACAGACATATGATACTGCATTTAGTACAAGTAGGACTGCAGACTTTAGTGTAATACAAACATGGGGAATATTTAATGACTATGATGAAGATTATGGTTTTTCATCTCATTTAATATTACTAGGTAATACTAAAGGTAGATACGAGTATCCTGAACTTAGGCGAATTGCCCAAGACTTGTATAAAGAGTTTAGACCTGATGTATGTATTATAGAAAGAAAGGCAAGTGGACAGTCATTAATACAAGATATGCGTAGAGCAGGACTGCCTGTATTAGACTACCTGCCTGATAAGGACAAGATTGCAAGAGTATATGCATCTACACCAATGATGGAAGCAGGAAGAGTATGGTTACCTAAAAATAAAATATGGGCAGATGATTTGTTTTCAGAGTGTATGTCATTTCCAAATGGTTCACATGATGACCAAGTAGACTGTTTAAGTATGGCAATACATTACATGAAAGATAGTTGGAACTTAACACATCCTGAAGACCCTTCATGGGAAGATGATGGAAGTAAAAGAGACAAAAGAGTTGCATATTGGAGAGTATAACAGTATAATGGAAATATTCAGATATAATCCTGTTACTTACTGTTTAAAATGTAAAGCTAAAAAATATAGTAGTTATTGTAAATGTAATAGATTGCCTAGAAAAATAGGTAACGCAAGAGTAATTGATATTGAATTTGTAAAGTTTAAAAAAAATTTAACGAGAGAAGAGCATGGCAGTAGAGAAGAATCCCAACGAAGAGAAAAGCAAGGACAACATTATCAATCTAGACCTAGAAAAGGAAAAAAGAACAGATAATGTAAACTTTGAAATAGACCCTGAAACAGGTGAATTAGAAATTGAATTTGCTTCTGAAGAGTCTATGCAAGAAGAAGAAGAATCTAAAGAAGATTTTTACGAAAATCTTGCAGATATGATGGAAGAAGATGATTTATTAGATATTGCAAATACAGTATTAGATAAGTATGATGCAGATAAAAATTCTAGGTCAGAATGGGAGTCAATGTTTGAAAGAGGATTTGACTTACTAGGGTTAAAACTTGAAGATACTACAGAACCTTTTGAAGGTGCAGCAACTGCAGTGCATCCTCTTCTTATCGAATCTGCAGTTAAATTCCAAAGCAAAGCAAGTGGTGAACTGTTTCCTTCAAAAGGTCCAGTTAAAGTTCAAATATTAGGTAATGTTACTGAGTCTAGACAAAGACAGGCTAATAGAGTACAGAATTTTATGAACTATCAAGTATCAGAACAAATGCCTGAATACTTTGATGAAACAGAAAGAATGTTGTTTCACTTGCCATTACTAGGGTCTGCAGTTAAAAAGATATATTATGATGATTCCTTAGATAGACCTGTTAGTGAATTTGTACCTATTGACCAATTTTATGTATCCTATTATGCAACTGATTTAAGAAGAGCAGATAGATATACACATATATTATATAGAAGTCCTATAGAACTTGCAAGACAGATTAATGCAGGTATGTATAGAGATATAGACTTACCTGACCCTGAACTTCCAAAGCAATCTGCAATGGCAGAAAAGATGGACACAGTTTTAGGTCTTACACCATCTACAGATAGTGACCCACAATATACACTACTAGAACAACACTGTTATCTTGAAATAGAGGACTATGATACTGCCTGTCCTTATATTGTAACTATTGAGGAACAGTCACAAAAAGTTTTATCTATTAGAAGAAACTGGAATGAAAATGATAGAACAAAACAAAAGAAAATGTTTTTTACTCACTATAGATTTGTTCCGGGATTTGGTTTTTATGGATTAGGTCTTATACATTTCTTAGGTAATCTTACAATGTCTGCAACTGCAGCAATGAGAAGTTTAATTGATGCAGGTCAGTTTGCAAA